AAATGTCCTTTCTGCCTATAACTTTTAAAAGGCTGTGTAGGTTAGCGACTATCTCCGATTGATAGCCGGTTGTTACTTGTTATATTACTTCATAAGTGTTTTCGTAGCGCACTGACAATGGTAATAGCCAGTCCTGTACGCCATTCTCCTGTGGCTCTAAACCATAGGAGTTGTCACGGGTGATACGTTTTATCACTCGCCCCTGTGAAAGCTCAGGAAACGCATTTAAACGTGTCTCGGAGCCGTTTATAATAACTGGTTCTCGACATATCCATTTGCCGAGGCTGTCAAGTAACTTCTGAACAGATAGTTTCTGCCGCTCCTTGTCGGATGCTGTTCGGTATACCACATAAAATGGGTACTGGCATATCTGATGCATTACGCCACAAACATCTTCTTTTTCTGAATAGATCAACGCCCCGTTGTCTGCTGAGAACGCAATTCCCGATTCTTTGCCGAGTTCCTCAAATTTGATTGTTTCATTTTCGTATAGCCCTGGATACTGATTTAGAAGTGCTTTCATGGCATCTGTCAGAATCTCATATCCGGTTGCATCTTTTCCGATAGGCTTATCTGCCATGTCTGCCACCTCCTGCCTGTGCTTTTACTTTGCGAATCCATGTACTGCCGTATTGTCGTTTAGCGGCGTCAAACCACTTTGCCTGTGCCTGTGGGTGAGCCTGTTTAGTGTATTCAAGATTTTCCTTTGCGGCTGTCTGACCAGAAAACTGACTGACAAGAACTTTCTTTGCTCCACGTCTTGCATAGGGACTTCCAGTTGCTTCATCAACCATTCCTTTTCCCTCATACAAAAAACGTCCATAGGGAGCAGCCGCTGCACATACTTTTCCAGTTCCTTGCAATGATGTGCTTTCAATTCTTGTCCGGTTGATGAAATCTCCCGTAATCATCGGCATAAACGGAACCATACTGTCCATAACCATTCCATCAAGGAGATACTGGGCTTCTTGATACTGCCTGGAAAATCTATCCATATTCAACTTGATTTTCATATCTCCATCGACTACGGAGAACCCTTTAAAATGATGAATTTTACTCATATCACTTACCCAGAATCTCAAAATGTGGAATCAGTGTATACGGACCGCCAACGCTGGTAATCTTAAACACGTTATCCCTGTTTTCGTTCATACACTGGTAGAATCCGTTCCGATAATCACCATCAGTTACCGTTCCACCAGTCCACTCGCCCTCCCAGAAGAATGATTCATCCGAGAATGTGATAGTATCTTCCAGAGCGTTGTTAATCTGCTGTTTCCACTCTTTAGGCGGTACATATGGAAGAATCTTACCATCCTTGTCAGCAATGGTTATATCGCCGTTCTGGACAGTATAACGGATGTGTAACTGTGCGTTGTCAGTTGCATCTGGCCCGTACTTTTTAAGGATTGCTCCCTTGTCCGTAATGAGGTCAACGCCAGATAGCACATGAGGATACCAGTACGCATCTCCTGTTGTGGCTGATTCGTAATAATTAAAAATCGTCACCGTTTTTTCGTACATGATACCCTCTCCTTAATCATTTATTTTTCAGCTTATCCACGTCAACCTTGGACGTTCGCTTCCACAATTCCGTAATCTTCTCCCATCCAAACATGGAAATAAACGCCACAATAAACCCAGCCATGATAGCTGCTAAAATCATATACCACAAGATTGCCATGTGGATATACTGCATATACGCTACAAAAGCGGCTACAGTAATTCCAATGGACAGTACAAGTACCAGTGCATCTGTCGGAATCTTAGACAGGAACCCGACATTTTTAATCACCTGTGTAATCACAGACACGCAAAACGCCAAAACACTGATTACTGCCAGAATCAGAGTTACATTTGTAAATAATGCTTCCATTACTCTAATACCTCCAAATCAACTTTTTCCATAACTGCCCTTGCTTCCAGAACAGCAATATAATCCGTCATTGCTCTTACCTGCATATTGTAAGTGCTTCTCGGACAAGTAGGAGTAAATGGGAGTTCTCCTTTGTCCCACTTTTCAAGCATATTCGCAAGTTTCTTATATCGAATAACCACCTGCATATACTCCGCTTTAAAGCGTTCCTTGTAATCTGCACTATTCATCATTTCAACGGTCTGTTTTAATTCCATCATTTCTATCACACTCCTGCATACAATACTGGTATTCCATCATCTGTCCTCACTCCCATCAGAAGCGGCAAAGCTGTCTTTAAGAGTAAGTCATTCGTTTTCTGCACATCTCCGGCGGCGGCATACACCGCGCTCCATTCCTTTGCACTTGCTCCAATCTGTTGAGGCGTTGCGTAAGAAATGGATTCACTGCCAGAGCTTATAGAGGTTACGATTCCGGCGTTTTTATCACCAGAATCTTCCTTACTGTTTACCAGCCGAACATTGCCACTTGCGTCTGATACAAGTTGAGCATTTACCTTGCTGTTTTCTGCCGATGCCCCTCTTACTAGCTGAATGTTTCCATCACCATCTGTTACTAGACCATATTCACCAGGTCTGGTTGATACAGAGGATCCGTTCATGGTGGCGTAAGAAGTTGCATTTTTCTCGGCAAGTTCCAACTGGTACATTAATTCAGCCAGTGAACAGACCGCCTTTTTGATACGCTTCCGAGAGTATTCATTTGTTGGCAGTCCGTCCACAAGCCTGTCAAACGTTATTGTATCCACAAAATTACTGGCTCTTTCTGCCAGTCGTGGGAAGTCAGTCCCTGGCACGACTGAACCGAAATATGAAGTTGTGTAAAATTCATAATCTGCATAAGCCATACCAGTTACCTCCTATATTTATGATTTTGCTGTTACGCTTGCACTTCCGGCATTCAGTGCTTTATATGTTCCATCACACTCAACCACTGTGATCTTCTGTCCGGTTGCTGCCTTAATGTCAGCTTTTCCGTCCCATGTAGTCCAGTTTCTGAGGTTCTGTCCATATCCAACAGTTACTGCACCTGCTGCAACTTTGTATTTATATACGTTGTTGGCATTTTCTTTAGCTGGATTTACAGTGATTTTTGTATCACCGCTTGCTGTTCCAGCCACGGAATTTACTGTCAAAGTGCCAAGTGCTGGTGTCTCGTCGATGGTAATTACTGCGATTGCGTCAATGTACTCCGCAAAAAGAGTAAGTCCCATTACTGCAAATGCTTCGGACACTGCTGTGTGGTAGTTGCCCTGCGTATGGAATCCGATCAGGTTTGTCTCGCCGGAAACGGTATACACAAGACCTGCTCTTGCGAAGTCAGACTCATTCGGGTCAACATAGTAAAGTACGATGTTCTCAACAGGGGTAGCGATAACCTGTCCTCTCGGGATTTCGCTGTCAGACAGTAAAAAGATTGTGTTGAATCCCATAAAATCTTTCATATACTGGAATCCGAACTGGTTCTGAATAGTAATCTCAGCCGCTCCGAGATATTCATATACGTCCAGAATATTCACAAATCCAACGACGCCAGTCACGTTTCTGTGCATTTGCTTGAATTTGTTTTCTACACGGCCTTTGGCCATTGCCAGAGCCATCTGAAATGTTGTTTCTGTGGAAGTAAGTGTGCCGGTTTTCAGATAGTCATAGAATCTGCTGGTAACATCAGTCTGAAGCTGGAAAAGGAATTCATCATCGGTCATCTGAACAGCGTTCTCATAACCGTGATCCTTGATTGCTTCGATAGATACAGCCTTTGCGTACTTCTCGATAGTCATTTCTGCATAGGGTTTTTCTTTTACAACGAATTTGCTATAAGGGATTTCCTCGCCCTCACCAACATTTCCATTCTGTAATGTACCCTCTGCATATTTTGATTTAAGAACCGCTCCGGGTGTCTTTTTGATTGGACGCATGATACCAAGGATTTCACGTAAGTGTTCCCAGTTTCTTTCGAATCTGGTAACAAAGTCAATCTCACGTGCTGTGACCTGGATATCATTTGTCATAATAAGATTAGCTTTTGCTGCCATATAAAAAATCCTTTCTACCCATAATTTTTAAGGTATTGGGTTAGCGGCTATACTCTGGTGTATAGTCGGTGTAAAAAAATCACTGGAATAACTGGATATTTTGAGCAATTGCAGCCTGTCTCTCGGACGGGTCTTTGATTGCTTCGATATCTTTCTTTGTCATGTTTCCCGGTGTCTGCTGCTGTCCAACATGAGTAGTAAACCTTGCCTGGTTCTGCTGAGCCTGCTGCTGAGATTCATCCACAAAAGCGGATGCGTCAGACTGCTTCATCTGCTCGATCAAGTCATTCAGTCCAAGGATTTTACCGTTTTTCAGCTTAAGACCTGCTTCTTTAATGTCTGCCATAACAGACTTCTTTGCAGCTTCACTGGAAAATTTAACATCATCAAGTGCTGCTTTCAGAGCATCTGAGAAATCACGGTCATAGATTTTCGCATTAAATTCTTTCTCTGCATCTGCCGCTTTCTGCTTCCAAGTCTCTAACTCGCTTTTAACATTTGCCGGGTCGATACCGTCAAAACCTTTTAAGGTCTCCTCTGCTGTTTCAGCACGTTCTTTCCAGTCATCACGTTCTCCCTCGACTTTCAACATGGTTTTCGCTACTTCTTTGGCATTTTTGTAATGCTCAGAGAGTGCTTTTTTCACATCTGCCTGTTTGTCCTCCGGGATCTCAATTCCAAATGATTTTAATGTGTCAATAAGTTTCTGCATATATATCCTCCTGGTCGTGTTTATTGACCTGCCGCCGCAGGTAAATGGATTAAGCCAGTTAGACCACTGGCAAGGTAATCGGAATGGCAGGAATCGAACCTGCGGCACATAGCTTATAAGGCTACTGCTCTACCGCTGAGCTACATTCCATTAACCCGGATTCCCGGGTTAGCAAGGTATTTATCGTGTTATGCCTGCCACTATCCGACTTTCACGGAAATGTTGATTCATTTATAAGGAGGTGTTACCAGTCAGTCAAGCCGACTAACGAATATGTCGGAAATTGCACCCGCTTTTCAACCTCCAGATTCCGCTCAAATCTGTTTCTATTAAGGACATATTCACAAAAGAAAGGAGGACATGAAATGAAGAAGAAAGCAAAAACTTCTAATCAGCAAGCCCTACAAGGTTCACCATTCCTTGCAAGATTATAGTATCACATTCTTTAAAAAAAGTTGTCCCCACATTTGCAAGAATCAAAGCATACTTCTCAGTTTTTCAACGTATCTTTTAACAAGATCACGTTCCTCCCGACATTCCGCATCCTTGGACATATCACTCAATTCCGTGGTAAGCTCATCCAGGTGTTCTCCCAGAGCGGCAAGCATCTTTCTTTTACAGTCTTCAGACTTGCCGGAACGATAGCTCTGCTTCTGTGTCATATATTCACTGTAAGTATCTCGTCCATCAGAACGGCTGTAATGCCCTCTTCCGGTTCCGTAGTCGTGACTTTCATCACCGTAAGAGCTGCCACGATCATAATCTGGGTACATCATTCTTCCATCACTGCGGCTGTATCTCCCCATGCTGCCGCGCTTTCTTCCACGTTCGCTGTAATCGTCATTGTATCCGCTACGCATCTCATCAAGGACAGTATTGTAGTACTCTACTTTCTTATCCCAGTACTGAGTGTTTTTAATGTCCTTATACATGTCAATGAGCTTGTATGTCATTTCTAGATTTCCAGTGGTCAGTCCATTATCAGCGATTTTAGACAGTTCATCTTCTATTCTTGCGCATAAGTCTTTAATATCTCTCATAACTGCACCTCCTACGCCTCTCTAGTCACGACAATATTTGCATTAGCAACAGAAACGGCCTGATCGCTTGTGTTCTCTACTGCTATATTGACACAGCATCCGCGAGGCACATCAATATAAATACCAGAGGACACATTGTTGTACTGATCCACTGCTTCCGGTGTGGAGATCATCTGTGAAGATAATACAGGTTCACCAGAGATTGCAATAGCTAAAGAGATAGCCCCGACAACGCCACCTGTTGGAATTGCGATATTACCAGAGAAATCCACGAAGAATCTAGCTTTACACTGATTGGTCAATCCTCTCAGCGTAATGATTCCGCTTCCCTCTCTGTGCTGAATGCAATTAGAGCCTTTAACTGCTGTGTTTGAAAATACTACGTTTCCATTTGCTGCTACAGTCTGAGCAGCTATACTTGTAAATTCTGCCATAATTTTACTCCTTTCATATCACAAAAGGACAGGTCTCGGCCTGCCCCTCTGTGTAATACGGCATAAGCCGACATTCGAATCAATCGAAAGATACTCTCGATATGAAGTTATCAGCAATTACATCCAGTGTTGCATCCACATCCGTAATATGTGTTCGGATTAGGAACCTGATATGCCGGAATCGGTGCCGGATTAATCGCATTAATAAGCTGCTGTGTCTGTGAAGCCATTGCAGTTGTGAGAAGTGCGGACTGGCGATCCTGAGATGCAGCGCGTCTGAGGTCATTGTTTTCAGCCTGCAAGTTAGAAATCTTCTCATTGCAAAGATAATCAAGAATGGCTCTTGTTCCTGCGTTCTGACTGTCAATAATGTCTCTTGTGTTGCTGTTCATGGTATTCTGGATCGCACAAGCGTTGGTAGCCATATCATATCTGATCTGAGCCTGTCCCTCTCTGTTGTCACAGCAGCACTGAGCTAACTGAGACTGCAATGCGTTTGTATTCTGCATATTTGCTACTGTGTCAGCGTTGATCGCCTGCTGGATGCCGAAGCCGGTCTGCATGATGTTTGTGTTGATTCCATTGAATCCGGTAAGCATACCGTTATTCATTGCATAGAAGCCATCACAGAGACCGTTGTTGATTCCGTCAAGCTTGCTGATTACTGCGGAATTATCAAATCCTCTCTGAATATCTGCCTGAGTAGCTGCTGTAGCTACATATCCTCCGCCGTTTCCATTATTGCCCCATCCGTTGTTTCCCCATCCGAAGAAAGCAAAAATGAATAAAACAATAATCCACCAGCTGCCATCTCCACCAAACATGCCGTCATTATTTCTGCCGTTTCCAGTAGCAGCGGCAATATCTGCTAAGCTATAATTTCCATCCATAGTTATAATCTCCTTTTTGTATATTTACATCAATCTGGCCAGATTGTAATGTACTATTTCATTCCTTTCAACATGTGTTGAAACTGCCCTGCCATCTGCTGAACCTGGTTAAGTTGCTGTTGAGAAATCTTTCCAGACTGTAACATTTTCTCGACTTCAGCTTTCGGGTCTCCCTTGAAATTCTGTTTAAACTGCATGAATTGTTGTATCATCTGCATTGGTCCGTTTCCCTGCGGCATCCCGCCGCCAAGGGCGTTAAATAATGGATTACTCATCTGCATTTCCTCCCTTGATTGCTGACTCCTGCACGGTATTAGCCCTAACAGGTTCAGGAAATGAATTTAATCGACTTGCTATAGCGTCACATTTGGCTTTTAAATCATCGTATTCCTGTCTGGTGACATATTTATTATCCATGTTCTGAGCAGGCTGTTTATGTGGCATCTGAGTGCCTACCTCGTGATACTCAAACGTCCGTAATGGCTGCGGCATACCAGAAACGTCTGTAGATTTTATGTAGAACTTTTCGCTCTCACTGTCCATCAGCAAAACACTTGTCCCGGGTGCTACCAGATAGGATTTTGCACCGACTTCACCTGATACCCACAGGATACCGCTATTATTCTGCTGGGGTTGCTGTACTGGTTGAGCTGGCATCTGGACAGGCTGTTGTTGAAATTGATTCATCTGTCCCGGAACGCCAAAGCTATATTGATAAGGATTGTTATATAATGTCATCTTATACACCGCCTTTCTGATTATATTTTTGCATAAAAAAAGAACCGGAAACAGGTCGTTTCTGGCTCTAATTAGTGTCCAAAAAGTATCAACACACTTTGATTATTTTATTATTCACCCTCCGGCTTAATCGTTTTGCCGTAGATATACTCACATTCATCTGTTCAGCGCAGTATTCAAGCGTGTATTCCTTGCATCTCAGCCGGAACAGTCTTTCTTCGTCCGGCGTAAAATTACACTCTATCAAGAACCTGTCTATATCTTTCTTAGTGAACACATATAATTTCATGAGCATACCTCTTATTAATGCAATTAACGCTGATTCTGTGCAAGATAATTTGTAAGCTTCTGTTTTGTTTTTTTTAATTCTTCAACGTTATTCCCACTGATCTGACTGTCGAGCATGGTTGACAACACTTCAAGAATTAATGAATCTCGTTCTGCGATTCTCCGAAGACTTTCATAATCTCGTCTATCATGTTCTTCCAGCGTCTCTACTCGCTTGTTGAGCCGAAATGCCGGAGCAATCCACTTAAAGATTACGGCCACCGCCCCTCCGACAATGGACACCCCTCCGCAGAAAGAGAGAAAAATCTGTACAAATTCTGATATGCTCATTTATTCTCCTTTTCCCAGTAATATACCGGGATCTCATTACCGCTGTTCCATGTATCATAATATTTACCGTTCTGTGCTGCCACCACATGGCCGTCTATGCAGAGAATGTACGTGCCGGTCGGATGATCTGCACAGAAGTCATTTACTGTATAGATATACCGCTCCGACTGCTCCACTAGCTTTCTATGGAATCCTTGCTTTGCCAGGTATGAACCCCATACGTAGTTTGCGCTTGGCATATCTGATAGTGAGCAAGCATATACCATTAATCCTGTAAATACCGTCTCCCAGTCAAGCTCTAACGCCTTGCATATCGCCCGGACAGCACAATCTCCGACTCGATTCCCAGCAGGATTCGGATTGTAATATTCCCATCTATCCATCAGTCAATCCCCTTTGCTGTTCTATATCTCTTCGCCGCTCCTCTAGCTTTTGCGGCGTTCTGGCGATTCCATTTCGCTATTACGAGCCGGTCTTGCAGTTCCCTCAGGTCGTTCTGCTTGCAGTAATCTTTGTATGCAGCATTTTGTTTCTGCAAAAGATAAGACTTCCGGTCAAGGTCTTGCTGGAGTGCGAATTTTGCCTTTTCATTCGGTGCATTGTCGACTCCTGCTTGCAGTCCGAGAACTTCGCGCTTCGTCTTTCGGATTCTCCGTTCGTAAGTACGTTGTCGCTGTTCTTTTTCGTACTGTTTACCTTTGTCAGCTTTATCCTGCGCTGATAGTTCTGCATAAGGGTTAAATTCCCCGTCACTTGCCCCAAAACTATGCCGACAGTTGACCCCTGACAGTCCGCTTGCCGTTCCATATCCAGTCAATGAGAATGGTGGGAATTTCTTGCTCTTGCCAGAACGAGAGTATATCTTGCCTTGCCACCATGAGTGATTGCCAGGATTCTCACCGCCGTCACCCGTTCTGGCTCCTATGTGAGCACTGACCAGAACTAAATCCCAGTCCATTTCTTCCATGCGCTTTAGGGATATATCTCCCGTAGCCTGTGACACGCCAGTTCTAACAGAACGTGCGACTGCTGTTTCGATCGTGTCTTTTCTTCCAGATGGATATGTGACTGTCACGCCATCTGATACAACGTTATTAACTGCCTCTTTAATGGCTTGCGTATATCCAACCGCCCCAGACATTACATGATTATATGCAAGGTCACATTGCTCAATATAGAGCCTTTGAGCAGCACTTGCAGTCGTTCTTGTGAAGTTCTTCCACTCGCCCATGGTCGCAAGCATATTCCGTTCCATGAGTCTTATCATAGATGGCGACTGTTCGAGCGGTACAGGACTTAATCCTGCCGCCTTGTATATCTTATCATCGTAATTCATTGCAGTGATACCGGCATCTTCAAACGCTTCAAGAAGTTCCTGCTGTTCACGTTTGGTATATTTGGATAATTCTGCCAGAATATCCTCTAGCAGCTCACCAGATTCCTGTAGTGTTCTGATTCTCCACGCATCAGCATTGGTCAGAATATAATCTTCACCTCTGCCGATTCTTGCCATCATCCGCGACACGATCTCAGAGATGATATACTGGTGCAATTCTTCAGCAATCTGCTCGCTGCCCTCTGTAATTTGTCGTAAATATTCAGGACTAAGTATAGTATATCACCTCTTTTCTTGTTATTATTCTCCCCATCTGATACAATGTAATAATCAAATAAGGAGGATAACATCATGTTTGGAAGAAATAAGCGTAAAAGTGACGTTTGCGTTGATATAAAAGTAAACATAACGCCAGTGCAATACGTTTACTTGCTGTCACAATGTCGGAGGGAAGATAAGGGCATCTCTAACATTGTCGGGCAAGCTCTGGATGAATATTTTGATAAGAGAGGAAAGGAGATCTAATCCTCTCCTCTTTTTTTGTATGGTTAGCTAAAGCTTTCTTTGGTTAATTACCGTAATGTTCAATGATAGACCCTACAATACATTCCCCAATTCTTCCATACCCTTCATCATTGCAATGTAACTGGTCTGCATTGTAGGGATACGGTGCAGAACCTGTATATTCTTCTAGCACCACAGCACCATCCCGAATTTGATAGTAAGATTTTCCTTTAACATATTTAATACGAGTTGTATTTACCGGAGTTCCAGAAGAATCCAATTCGTATGGACTATACTGACTATTTGTAGCCGTTGCGCTGGATTCGAAAACGCTCCATGTAAATTTACCGATTCCAGATTTCTGCCATAAATTGCATACAGCAATATTGTTATAATTGCAGACGGCGGTAATTGTATTTGCGATTGTTTCCATGGAACATCCAGAGCCTTCAGGATATTCGCCATATCCATCCACATCAATATATGGGTATTTTCCAGCACAATGAGGCGTCACATACAAAATTTTACATCTCAAGTTACCAGCTTCTTTTAAGATTTCATAAATTCGATTGATAGTGTACTGTACTAATCCGGCTATTGTCTTTTGCCCAGTTCCATCGGTTGCATAGCAATCACCAACCTTACCGTCAGGTTTTCCACGGTCGTTGTAGCATGGGAGAACGACGATTAAAGACTTTCCTTTTACATCATCGGTCGATAACGGTTTTAACACTCCGCTTGCAGATGTTTCGTTGTCATAATCACCACCAAGCCCATTATCACCATCGACCATAGCAATGGCACTAACGCCCCCTTTTGCATGAGTGGTTACTTGCATTTCCAAAAATTCAGACAGTTTCTTTTGCCACTTTTTTGCTGCGGTAATGCTATCGCCTATGACAAGTACGTTTTTACCTTTCCATGTATTTTTGATTTCGCTTTTATTAGTTTGCTCGTCAATGCGTTCCGCTAACTCGCTAATGAGATTGTATGTATCGGCAATACTATAATCGTTTATTATTGCCGATACGAGTTCTGCTGACACAGTATTGCTCACAGATAACCCAAAGCTTAAAACAGTGAGTGTGTGCTGATTATTTTCATATCCTAGATTTGCAAGGGAATATAAAATATCAAGATCTAATTTGTACTCGGAATTCATTGGGAAAATGCAATAGTAAATAAATTCATTTTCAACTGCTCCATAGTAGGACATTTCTTTTGTTTTATAGTATGCACTCCCAGTTTCATTCTTTTGCCCTACCATAAATGTACCGCCTGCATTATAAAAATCACTTCTAAAAACTAGAATTACATTACTTTTTGTCAATACTTCATTTTGAATTTTTATAGTGACCCCATAATATCTTGCTTTAGGCGTAAATACACAAGTGTTTCCCTTTGCAGAGAAATTATTACTATTAAAATTACTTATCTGATACAGCAGTTTTTCTGCTAAAGTGGCTTTTTCTGCTAAAGTGGCTTTTTCTGCTAAAGTGGCTTTTTCTGCTAAAGTATATTTTTCTTTTCGATACTTTTCAAAAAGTTTTTCACAAGACTGAAGAACATCAGCAAAATCGTCGGAATCTTCTATCGTATTTGTTATATCAACGATGAAAAAGGATTTTTCTGTAATCGTATATGGAATTCCAGTCCCGGTCATTATTCCAATCCCAATATTTGTAGAATTATACTGAGAAGACTTTAGTCTAACAATTCCAATTTCACCCCTATTATTTTCACTATTGATTTTTTTACTCACAATGCTTTCAACTTTATTTAAATTTGTTTTACCGTCATAAGCATAGATGATTGTGTTTACACTATCTGCTTCCGTTTCTGCATATGCAGAAAAATAAAAAGTTTTCTCTGCGCCTGTCGGCAAAACATTAAATCTATAATCATATCTACCGTATGACGCAGTAGGGGTTACTGTAATACTCCCATCAGGATTTGTGATGTTTGTTGCGTCTAAATTACCTTCTGAAAAAATATTATCTGAACGTGCAATATTTACAAGATAGTCAACTTTTTCTTCCTTTAGCGAAGCAGTTTCTGCCTTTACTTCTTTAAATTTGTCCCCTACTACTTTAGCATCTGCAAATGCACCGTCCATAGATAATGTTGCGTCAGAAACCGGTGTTTCGAGAACACTTCCATAAGGCAACTGTCTCTTCTTTCCGTCTGCTGTGATTATTCCCTTAAATGTATCAGACATTGTTATTTACCTCCGTTGCTTTCAAACTCACATATCCATCTGCGTCCATGTTAAGTCCAACGCCCTTATCGGTCAGGTATGTCTGGACTGCTTCTGATATAGCTTCTTTACTGGTTCCGATTCCGTCTATACAGAGTTTATACAGGTACTTTTCTTTTCTTGTAATTGGCTTTGGAATTTCGCCTGTATAATCACCTGTCAGATATGCGAGGTACTTTTCTTCTCGCGTTACTGGTTTATCTGCCATCTTTTTACTCCTCTCCGAATAATGTTGGTTCGTCTGGTTGAGCTTCTTCGACCATTGCTACTGCCTCATCTTTGGTCATTCCTTCAAACTTCACGAAATACAGCCATGCCGGAACTTTTCCAGTGGTCACATACTGCCACCATCTTGCACGGTCGTTTTCTCTTACATAGAGAATGTCTCCGAAATCATAATTGACTTCATAAGCTCCGACAGGTGCAAGTCCGTACAGGTCAGCGTAAACGTTCAGTGCGTAGATTACTTCATCCAGACAAGATTCCAATTTGTCTCGAACGTCTTTAATGAACTGGACTGTCCTCTGCTGTTCTGCTTCTACTCCTGTAGCTGTCTGAATGCCACTAGATTCGTTGAAAACAAAGTACCCGTTAGAGAATCCAATCTTATATCCTAACTGGCTTAAAAGGGCATTTATGCCGCTTATGCGGGTATCTGTGTTGAGCTGTGGATTGATTTCCTGATAGAAACTATTCTGTCCCTCACCGAATACATTCTTGACAAAGTGTGGTAAGTTCATCTCATTCCGTCTGTTCTCCATGCCCTGTGGCGACATGGCTGATACAGGTGTACCGCTCGGCATCAGTAGTCTATCATCTGCCAGAACAATCTTCTGAGAATCAAAAATCTCTCCGGCGTTTCGGCTATATGCAATGTCGAGGTCTTTTAATTCTTCGATAGCTTCAGCAAATATTGGAAGTCCAAGCGGCGTGCTAATGTCTACATTGTTCGCCTGCGGTGTCCGCAGCACTCCGTACAATGGCCCGTCCAGTTTCTCACCGTTTGCCTTGAGTATTGGCGGTGTATCTGCCATAAGGTCAGCCCATTTGGTCTGTTTAAGGTCAATCTTGTCGCCGATGCTCTGAGGAGATTTTGATACATAAACTCTATTAGAAACGTAGTACGGATAGGTTGTCACGCCATCTATTGTAGTCTCAACAAATCTATGATATTCAAGCCGCGTGTAGTATTTCCGCCCAACAGTGTAAGAATCCTTGAATATAATCCCTTTGATTTCCTGATTGTCGTAATCTACAATCATCACGTCTGCCGGTGTAAATATGTCAAGGCTCTCACCGTTTGGCTTAATAAATACCGTTCCATAGGCACAGCCATATTCTACCCAGTGCCGAATCTGGAAGTATACTTTATCTATCTGCTCCTGTAGCCACGTAGCCCTTGTGGAACCATCAATCTGAATGCCAATCGCCAGTGTTGCGAGTCGTGCTGTCTCTGAGCAGACAGATTTAGCGAAATTGATCGTCTTTATATTATTCTTATCATCTAACCATTCCGGTACGCCTCTGTAGATGTTCGCACACCGGTTAATCAGTGATTCCATTTCCGGGGATTCTGCTGCCTGGATATTAAAATCCTCTTCGGCTTGTTTTTTGAAAATCATATTAAACCACCTTTTTAGTGTTGTTATAAGTCCCATTATGCACTGTTACCTCGTCTTCTCCACAATGACTCTGAGCCATACCGGACAGAATCTATCAAATGATTATCCTTGTCTGGATATCCACTACAGATATTTCCGTCTTTGTCGCGTTCGTATTCGTACTTCTTAAACTCTTTGCAAGCATTTGGCGTTCTTTTTGGATCAAACACAAGTTTCCTTCTTTGCAGCCACTTCATAGAATACTCAATGCTTCCCGGTCCTTTGATTGCTCCTCTTGCTGGAAGTCCTAAATCTCTGTAATCATTGATTGATTTAGGCTCGGCAGAATCGCAAGTAATTTCGTAATCGTCATACTGTCTTCGCTTAATTTCATTCGCAGTCCATTCGTTTGATTTTTTGTTTTCGTAAATCTCGTCAATGAAATAGATTGTTTCTCTAGCTGAATCATAATAGATTCTGGAGAAAGCATATTTGTCCGGATACCAGCCCCAGTCAACCCCCTGATAAATTCTATCAAAATGGCTGATTTCTTCGTCTGTGATAGTCCTTTCTTCGATGTATTCAAAGATATTTCCACCATTTCCGTTAGCGTGTCCAAGATACTCATTGTCGTAAGCATCTGGATTTACTTCTTTCAGATGTTCAGCATCTGCAAGAAATACGTCGCCAAGCCACTCCTGTTCAATTCCTAAATCAAGGTATGTGCTATGCACAACCATTACATTTTTATCTTTTTCTTCTGCTTCTGTTGTATATTCATTCGCCCAGTTATTCTTGCTCCTAGGTGGGTTGAATGACTTGAATTTATATGCTTCGTTACCGCCACGGATAGCAGACTGCTGAATATTACGGATTTCTTCTGGGTTAGAAAACTGATCTAACTCCTCGAACCAGACTATTCCGATATATCCAAACTCTGGTTTAATAGACTTAATCTTTAATGGATCGTCAGCACCACGAAAGTAAATCTTCTGTCCAGTAGGCTTGTACGTGATCTCCATAGGAGATACCTTGCATACAAATTCCTCATTTAGATCTAATTTATCAATAGCCCATTTCATCTGAGCATAAACAGAATCTTTGATAGTGTTTCCAACTTTTCGCAGAATTAGAGCATGCATATTCGGATTATTCTTCAACAGTTCCGGTATAATCAGAGATATAGTTGAGGATTTCATGGAACCACGTCCACCAGGGAGAATGTATTCGCTATGTTTCTTTGCTCGAATATCCCTAATCATTTTATGGAATACGTCCGGGACAATATTTAGATCAATATGGTATTCGCCTTGTAATCTGGCTTTTTCTTCTGCTTTCCGCTGTTCTTCTCTGGCTTCTTTTATGGCAAGTGTCTTTTCCAGATCATTCATGGATTTTAGCTGATCGGAGAAGTCCGGGGCGAATCCGAATGAATCAGTCAGCTCGCCTCTTGCGATCATGGAACGGCGTTGCTGAATCTCTGCCAGAGACATAATGTCAGTGCCTTTTTGCTTTTCGATGAGAGACTGTTTTTCGGCTATATATGCAGAAATATGAGGTTTCTTTAAGTTCTCACATCCTTGTTCCGGGGCTTTCTTGTACCCAGCTTTTCTTGCGGCATCAGATGCATTTCCGCCATTCTTTATGTATTCAAGTGCAAACGCTTTCTGTTTAGGCGTTAAGTCCATCTAATCACCTCTGTCTATCCTCATTTTCTGACCGCCTCCCATATTTCTTTTAGGCACATGACCACATCATACTGGGATGCAGTTCGCAGTATTTCATAATCACATTCTTTCCATTCGCCTCTTTTTGTGAGATGAAGTGTAGGCGTTGATATAATTGTTACTGTTATCAATCGTTCTTGCTCATGGCTATAAAATTGTGATGTTCCGATTTTTATAATTAATCCGGTGGATAATATAGCTTTTTGAAGTTTTCTTGTAACTGCTTTTAAGTTCGCCATATCATCACCTCAATTCAAAAAATCCCCAGTATAGCAGTTATATACAAATATAATACCACATACTGGAGATTTAGCTCTCTACCACTTTTATAAATTTTTAAGTTTTTAAAGTCTGCCAATCAGCTTGGCTAAATGATAATACTCTGCCATTACTTTGCGCTTATATCCGTAGAAGTCATTCTCTGTTGTAGGAACCGTCCTGATCTTCTCCATCGTTCGATATCCAATGCTGTTCACGATACTGTCATAGATTTGTGATTCAATGCCGGGTGCGTATTTGATAGATACCTGCAGCAGATTGTATTTATCGCTTTCGCTAAGATTCCGTAAATGGCTTTGTAATGTCGGTATATCATCCGGCGGCACTCCGTAATCAATTAATGTTGCCTTTCTCAGCTTCATTTATTTCACCTTCTTCATTCAAGTTCCAGACGCATGGTGCACCTTGAAAACATTCTGAACACTGTTCGCAGAACGCGCAGTCTTTACAATTCACTGACTGACAATATTGCTGTAATACGTGGTATGCTGATATAGCAAGGTTTGACGTTATGTCTGGCGTAAGTTTGTTATCCATTCTTCATCTCCTCCAACTTCTTCTCAGCTTCTTCCTTTGTACTAAATACACTTTTTCCAAAATCCGCAAAGCTCTTATACATGTATGTATAATCACTCTCTGCATAAATGTTCCAGATGGTTATGTCTTTTTTCACTTGTCTAAGAGTCCCATATTCACTTATTGTCTTTACGATCATTGGAAATATTTTATAATTCCCATCATCACATAAACACAATTCCCACACTATATCTCCGACCTTACACGGCAACCTCATAAGCAGGCCCTGCTCTTCTGCTTCTTTGTAAGACTTCAGTTCTTCTAACAGCTCTGCGACATCTTTCAGCCAATACAGCTCCCCGTCTTCGAAGCAACATCCATAAGTATTTTGATGATACGGGCACCCAACCGCTTCCTTCCCACTGATATAATCTCTTAAGTTCTCGCCAGTTTCACAGACAATGCGTTTATGCTCATCATCCATATGCATGAAGTTTTCATGGTCTGCATAGCAATCGCCTACAGTATCCTGGCTGGCAACGCATTTAAGTGCTTTTATCATGTCTTCAAGTGTTAATCTCTCCATTTACTTCACCTCACTTAAAACCATTTTCAACGAACTCGCAGCTGAGCATCCTAACAGATGCCAGCATTTCGGTAAGGCCATCTGCATTTTCGATTTCAACATTGTTTCCGCGCGCAAATTCATCAAACATCATGATTTCATGATTCTTTATAATTCCATAGAAAATATTGTCTTCGCAAGAATCATCTTCAAGAATCTCTGATATATCATCTTCCATTCCTTTTATAAAATCATACATAGGGATATTATTGGTCTTATATTCAACAACTACTCTTGAGGTCATTCCATCAGCTGCAAACAAAAGCTCATATCTGCATTTATGATATCCATTTATATAGATTCCACGACTAATATAATCTTCAATTTCAGTCGGTTCATTTTTACTGCTTTCCTTGATATCATACATAAGATAATAATCAATTACATCTTTGATATCACGTTCCGTATATATTTCATGCCTTTTTTCTTTGACGCAACCACTATTTTTGTAGGCATCAAAACAATCTGTATTACCTTCTTCTTTGTCTTTCTTGAAATATGACACGTAAGATTTTTTTTCTACATCGTAATATCCGATTCGTTTGCCATAGCTGTCTGGTACGATCTGCCCGCTGAGTTCTAATTTAATTTCATTCGGAACTAAGCCGCCATATATATTACTTAAATCTTCTCTTGCAATTGCAGTTATTTTCATCTACTTCACCTCTTCCATCTGACTTTCTACAGTATCTGCGAGTAACTCCAAGGACTTAATAAACGAGTCCGTCAATGTTGTTCTACCTAGATTTTTAGCAAATGTTCTGACAAGGTTTATTGCATCCTTGATTCTTTCTTCATCTTCAATTACGTCTGATGCTTCTACTAATTCATATCCCGGTGCAAGGCTGGCGTTTCTTGTTAGTTCTTTATTGCTATAGAACTTTAATATATCCGGGATCTGCTGTTCTTCAAAGGGATATGGATACGCTTCTTTTCCACCGCACCATCTATATCCTTGTCTCTTTGCTGCTTTCAGAATATTTTCATACTCTTCATGCGTTCTAATTAATACGCATTTATTCGCTAGATTAATCATCTACTTCGCCTCCTGTAATCTCATCAATGCACTGGTTTCGACCATCGACCATCCCGCACTGATAATCTGTCATATCATTCTCAATAGTGCTCTTCTCTGGAAGCAGCTTCAGTGGACACCAGCCGGGGATTACATCATTGTTTGGAACTCTCCTGCCGCCCATTGCTCTACACCAAAATCCGCTTATAAATTTACATTTTCCGCAGTTCTCTGCTTTTCTTTATCCCAATACCATTTTCGCATTTCTTGAATTAATAAATCCACATCAATCAAGCGCATTTATTTTTCATCCTCACTTTCCCCATGTAAGCAACTGGCACACTATTGTGCAGTCCTCCATGATTTTAATATTCAATAAAGTCAGATAATTCCATCTGACCATCTAAATTGTCGTCGTTCATCCACCACCTAAATACATCCTCTCCGGTCTCCCATTGAGTTTCTAATTCTTTTTCTTTTCGAGCATCTAACATTCTTTCAAAAGCTCTAATATAAGACTGTTTGTACTTAGGAAAATCTGCAAATTCTTTACACCTCTTTTTCCCGGCCATAGGACAGCCGATACAGCCAACACGATCATATCCACATTTGTACAAATCACAAGTTTCTATATGCTCTGAATTGATAAATTCCCATATATCAGAATCCTTCCAGTCAATGATGGGATTGACAACCATTTTGTTTTTCTGCATACAAAGTTCATTCATTCTGCGATTGGCGTCATTGTCGTTCATTAGCATAACTGATGTGAATTTTTCTTTAGCTGCCTTTGTCGCACCAATTTTTTCAAATTCTTCTCTTTCTTTTCTCTGCCTGCTTTCAGCCCATCTTATACCAGTGGCAATATATCTATTTGCGCACCCTGTTTCTTTAAGAACTTGACAGCAGTAGCGAACTTGCCTTGTTGGTGGCATCAATTTTAATGGAATTAATTTCCACATCGTGATATGTTTGCCTTTATACTTCGGCATTTCTATTTCGCATTTAATTCCTTTTTCTTCCAAACTTTTAAATACATTTCGTATGTGCCGTACAGTTTGCGGTGCATCTGCCGTGGTGTGACTATTGTGTACCTCAAATGGTATGCCCCCCCCTACGAAAGAGTTCTAACATCACGTCAGAATCTTTCCCACCGGAATATGTGCATACAAGTGGCTTTCCATAATGTTTCAACGAAAGATCAGATGCAAGTCGAATTCTCTCAATTGCTTTTTGTTCTAAATCCATTTATTTCTCCTATCCAAATGCTACCTGCCTGTTATTCTGCAAATAAATCATCGGTGCAGCTTTACGCTCTCCGACTTTCAGATACGGACAATTAGCTTTCACAAGTGCTTCTGCCATAACCGGCACAACACTATTTCCGATTCTTGCTACCTGTTTTGCAATCGGGTAATTTCTCCATTTATAGTCCCGATCAATGATATAATCTTTTGGAAATCCCTGCATCACCTTTAATTCTTCCGGCTTTAGCATTCTGAGAAAAATATCTGATATAATGTATTTCTCTCCATGAATATCAACCAGAACATTCACCAGTCCGAACCTGTCTTTTGTGGTAATGGTCCCAAGCGGTTCATTAAGGACCTGTCCACATCCTGTTCCATAATATTTAACCAGAAAAGCGGATATCACACCAAAGTGACCGGACGATGTGGTTATCGTATGCAACGGTTCATCACATCCCTGACCGATTCCAGTCTTGTAATACTTCGTGATAAAAGCTGTCACAAGGCCATATCTATTTGATGTATCAATGGTTTTTATCGGCTCAGTCAGCAATTGCCCTCTGGAATCACCTTCTCTGGTTTCTCCGTGATACTGAATGATAAATGCCAGTACATCTTTGTTCTTCACAATGTATGGATCTGGATTATCGACGATATATTTCTTAATTCCATTTGCAATACGCTTCCGTGTTGCTTCTGCCAGTGGTTTCGGACGGTCGAAGATGCTTTTGCCTAAGTCTGACCAATCAATGTAGTCTCCGCACTGTTCGTATCGTTTCAGACCGTCTATTCCTAAACGATTATGTGTATGCTCAGGCCATACTATCTGCTTTCCATCCCTGCGGAACACCGCATACCAACGTTTCCTTGTAGTCGGTGCTCCATAATCCGCAGCTACCAGTTCCCGGCTGTCAAATTCATAACCGATATTTTCCATTGCTGAAATGAATTTTCGATAATCTTCACCGGCTCTTTCCTTGATCGGATGCCCTTTCTCGTCCAATGGTCCCCATTGTTGTATTTCTTCCACGTTCTCCATAATGATTACATCTGGAAGAATTGTCTTTGCGTGCTTATATACCGCCCACGGAAGAATGCGAAGTCCATGTTTTCTCGGCTGACCACCTTTTGCTTTTGAATGGCTTGTGCAGTCTGGAGAAGCCCACATCAACGCTACGTGCTGGTTTCCGACGTATTTCTGCAAGTTTACTTTGAAAATATCTTCCGTCAAATGCAGCGTTCCGGGATGATTCGTTTTGTGCATCAGGATAGCGTCAGGATCGTGGTTGATTGCTATGTCTACTGATCTTCCGAGAGCCATCTCGATTCCTACAGACGCTCCTCCGCCGCCAGCAAAGCAATCTATGATTAAATTACGCTTCATATCTTTCGATCAGCTCCCTGTATTCCTTATCAACGCCGATGTGATGTTCTTTTTCCAGTTTATCCGCCAGCTTGGACATTGATGTTTCACCGGAATTAACTTTCTCGATATATTCATTTACTTTTTTAATAGCAGCCATATATCGTTTCCATCCCCATCTATGCAACTCATTCATTGCAAAGAATAATGTGATAAGGTTTACAACATCCGACCAGTTCTTCCCGTCCTCGAAACCATCATCAAAGGCTTTCTTTTCCATTTCCTTCAGCTCTTTCTGACAGTTCTGAATAGACTTTGTAAACATGTGAGTCTGCTGATTTGTGTACGGAATGAATGGTTTCTTCTTTTGCTTGACTTTTAACCTTCCCATCCGACATTCCTCCTTACTTGTTTTTTAGCCCGTACCCGACTGGAGCATACGCTCTGTCAGTACTTGGGTGGTTTGTTCTGAGCAGGTCATCATCAATTAGCTGATTGATGTGTTTCCAGACCGTAGCTCTCCCGGCATCCACCCTTTCAGAAATCTCTGTAATTGACGGTGCATATCCAACCAGTTTAATATAACTGACGATATACATATAAATTTCTTTCCTGAGAGCCTGTCCCTGTTCGTATCTATTTTTCGTGTTGTACATTCTTTCTCAACTCCTTTTGTTTGGAATCAATAAATTTGAAAAATGCCAAAACAAGTTCTTTAGCTAATGGATCTGGATATACTTCTATCAATTCTATGCAACGGTTCATAGGCTGCTTTTGAATATTCGTCAGAAAGTTCAACCAGATAAAATTCTTTTATTAATTCCCATAATTTAGGCATAAACATTGCCATCATTGGAATATCTTCTTTCTTTACACTTGCCATTTCTTCTCCCTTAAATGTGTAACGTGTAACATAAGTATTTAATTTTTCCTATAATTACCTTTTTATATAATTATTAAAATATACTTTATAGTAAAATATTAGTTACATTAGTTACACTAAGTAAAAAATCCAGTATTTATAAGGGTTTGAGGGTGTTTCCAGAGTGTAACTAAGTGTAACTAGCCGTAACTAAAATCATTCAAATGGTATCTCACACTGACACAATTTATTAAATTCACTTAATTTCCAGACTTTTTGATAGCATATCTGCGGACCATACTTTCCACATCTCACCCGCTTCCCACCATTTTCCCTTTCCCATCCGTCAATGCAGTTCTGCATGATGGAGTGAATTTCATTGGATTCAAACCTTGTGGGCTTGCGGCCCTCGTTGCCAAGCGCCTGTTCATATAACATTGCGACGCAAACGCGCGGCTCTGTTGTGTGGTCCAACCATTCTTGAATAATCCCAACCCTCACGTCCTCTTCCATAAATTCTTCCTGTTTGTCCTCTATATATTGCTGCAAATTCTTCGGAAGAATTAATTTAGGTGTTCTATCAGCCTTTTCAAAAAGCTCCATTGCTTCTCCCCAGGCGTTTGTAAAGTCTGACGCTACGGCTTGTGGATCATCAAACATGGATTTCAGAACATACTCCTTTCTCGTGACTATCGGAAGGAATCGTCTATTGCCTGTTCTATCAGTCAGGAAACGGTCATTGTTGGTTGTTCCGGCAAACACACACACTCTTGGTCTCTGCTCCGTTCTACGGCCGTATGGAGGCCTATACGTGTCTACTGTGGACGTTAGAAATGCTTTGATACTCTCGACTTCTTTTGCTTTTTTAGTAGCCAGTAGTTCTGCCAGTTCTACCATCCACATACCACGCAACTTTTCCGGGGCTTTGTCACCCTCGACTGTATTGAAGTTGTCGTTATACCATGCATTATTGAGTGATAAGAGTCTCAGAAATGTAGATTTTCCAATTCCCTGCGAGCCGTATAATACTGGCATATAGTCAAACTTGCATCCCGGATGAAATGCCCTGCTGATTGCGCCTAACATAAACAATTTCATACACTCCCTGGAATACTCTGTGTCTTCCACTCCTAGATATTCTGGAAGTAATTTGCTGATATATCCCGTCTTTTTATTCCACTTATTCTTATGAATGTCAGTAAGCATATCAACAACAGGGTTGAATCTGTTTCTATTTGCCACGATATTAAGTGCTTCCATGATCTTCTCCAGACTCTTTAGTCCGTATTTTGACTCGATATACGACTTCAAATTACTGTCATCGCTGTTACTCCATTCTCTGTACATGTTTACATGCTCCCACGGGAGACTTCCGCAAACAAAGGGTGCGTACGATAACTCGTTATATTTGATATGTCCATACAGATCAGGGTCGTACTCAATGGCTTCACACATGTTCTTAATGCTCTGAATCATTGTTCCTTTTTCTGTAAAATCAAACTCCGGCTCCCTCCAGCCCTGTGTTGCAACCCCCTCTGAGTCAATGTGAATGGGTTTTCCTTTATCATATTTAGTCGCACTTGATACAATGACTTTGACTTCCTGTTCAGTTAATGGAGGTGAGCAGGAACTTTCGTTCTCAGCCATGGTAGCAGCGAACACTGATTGATCTGATGCTCCCTTCGCCTGCATCATACACGCAAAACGAAAAAGCATTTGATTTCTTTGCCCTGCTGCCACAATATTTGGCATGGTAAAAGCTGTGCCTTGCTTCTGATCGTCATGGCTCAAGAAGTATTCTACATTGTTATCGGCCTTTGCAATTTCAAATTCATCTGGTGAATATTCCCATTCGTACCGATTGCCGTTCTTATGTATTGATGGAGGAGCTACTACATACCCGCCATTTCCACGAATATCTACACCATCAATAATTCCAGCTCGGTTCTTTACTCTGCCATTTCCACGATAGTACAAATGGTACCCACCACGCCCTGTGATGGCTGTCCATGTTTCTGGGAAATCACCGTATTCACGCTGCCAATCTTCGAGTGAATGATACCCATCTATTCCGCGATCTTCATCAATGTCTAAATCAATTACAAATACATTCTGGCTAACTGAGCCAGTAGCAAGACCTATGTTTGCATTTGGGTATTTCTGCCACCAAGCTTTTATCTGGGCCGCGTCCGTAGTTGCATCCTTGCATCCATTCCTGGTAAGTGGAACTTTATCACGGTATTTTAACGGGAAGACAGCAAATCCTTTTTTAGCATATTCGATAGCCGCATCATACATACTCGGATATTCACTCATTGCTATCACCTGTGAGTTGAATCGAATTTACAGCCATCAAACTCACCCCTTTCAAGTCTTTCTTTTAAATCTCTGTATAAAATTTCTTTTATCAGTCTCCCGGATGTTTCTTCCTTGCAAAAAACCACATTCATGTTGTATCGGACCATCCATGCGATACTTGACGCTAAAAACGCATTGGAGTTGAATTTGCTTCGATATTTACCGTTCAAAAGGTTTTCCCAGCTCGAATTTTCGCAAATGAGATAAATTCTACACTTTTGATCTAGCGCCCGTTCAAACTCTCTTTTAAATCTCTCACGTCCTCTGGTAAAACATGCAGCTAATTCATCTAAATTCATTTTTCGTTCTACCACGCAGAATGGTTTAATTGTGCTATTGGTATCAAACAGTAACTCACCACTCGGCAATACTGCATTATAGGTGTAATCACCATAATCCAATGTTGCTCGACTATATGGAGCGGAAAAGGACTTATACCGCTTCTCCGCTCGCTCAGTCGCTTGTTCCCTGGAATCAACAAGAATCTGGAAAGACTTTAAGACTTCTTTTTGATCGAAAATATCCATTAGTTGAATGGCATCTCCTCATCGGTTCCATCTGGAATGCTCATGAACCCATCTGAATTAGCGTGTGAAGAATTATTGCTGCTTAAAAGTCTGTCTTTTGGAAGTCTGTAATTACCTGAGCGGATTTTATCGACTTTACAGAAGGCTGCCAAATTGGTAGCCTTTCCAATGCTTCCATCATTCTTTTCATATTCTCTTTCATTAAAAAGACCGCCGACAATTTTGCCTTTGAACTTCTGTTCATCCCAGTTAAAGTGGTATCCCAGATTGGATTCTTCAAGGGCTTCCGTAAATGTTTTAAACCGTCTCTTTGTCCAGTTATCTTTCTCTGATCCGTCATCATTCGGAATGTTCAGAAGATAATTACAGTGCCATTTCTTGTCCTCGCTCTGCTGAGCCTTATATTCTTTTGCGTAAAAACCTACGTATTCACCTTCTGCAATATCACAACTGATTTTTACATACTGACCTTTACTGTTAGTGCAAAGCTCAGCTCCAAGAATCTTTACAACATACCCACCTTTCGGAAGCACGTCATAATCTCCATAAGCCTGTGTTTTTTCATAATCTCCAAATCTTTTAATTGCCATGTTTTTATCTCCTTTTAAAATATTTATTATAGTCATAGCACATAGAAATAGCTTCTTCTTTACTCGAACATTTCCTGTACTCACGAATTGCTTTGTCACGGTATAATTGATGGATATAATGCGATTCACATCTTATCCGATAGGCGTACCGGCCTATTAAAAATACATACCAGTTTTGTTCTCTCATCAAAACTCCTTCATAACTTCAATGACCTTCGTAATATCATTCGGAATATATTCCTCTTCAAACGCTCCCAGTGGCGTTCTTGCAGTGTCGTTATGAGAAGTGGTTGAAAAACAATAGGTATTCTCCTGTTTCATTGATCTGAGCAACCAGTTGAATTTACTGTCGATATTGTTTTTCTCAGTTTTTCTACCATTGGTTTTAATTCTGGTAAACTCATAACCCGCGTCAGTCATTTCTGTTTGCGTGTGAAACAACAGGATCACTGTTAAATCGTCTCTGAGCTTTGACGGAATATCCACCAAGTCCCAGATGCTCGATGCGAGGTCCATCCACTTGTCATCTTTAATACATAAGTTTTCACTTATGATTGGACTATATCTTATTACATTTTATAGGAACTAAAATTGCATCAACTTTTGACCATCCCCTGTTTATTCTAGAAAATACATCACCGGAATTTATTTTTTTTATCCTGCACCATTCTGTTACTGTGTGACGCTCACCATCTATTTCAACAGTTTTATCAAAATTACTTTCATTGATAGCAATTTCAAAAGGAATATTTCTTCTTACAACACGGGCGCGCAATGTATCATAATTGATTCCTAATCTCCTAGACCATTCCTTCAATGTAAGGGTTTCTCCATCATGTGCGTACCATAATGTATTGCGTCTGTTTATGGGTTGATCTCGCATCGGAATCCATTTGCAATTTTCCGGACAATAATCTTTTCTTATATCAATCCTTTCAATGCTATAATCGTCTCCCGGAATTTTTCCCATATCTTCCAGAAATTGCTCGAAGCTGCTTTCCCATTCCTCGCAAACTTTTATTCCTTCTTTTTGATAATAGGAATCTTTATAACATTTAGAACTGCATCTTGATTTCATTGCTTTCCATATTCGATATTCCTTTAAGTTTTTCCTATTCATTTAAACCTCCTAAGAGTAAAATGTAACCCCTGCGCTTCGGGTAAATACCCTACTCTACTAACTAAAGTTGTGTCTTTGCTTTCGATAGTCTCTGAAGCTTCCTATAAAGGCTTGCCTGCTGATTGTCCAATCCATAATACTGTTACACTTTGGTGATTATGGCTCTAAGAAGTTTCCAGCAATTCACAGGGTTTTAAAAGAGCATGACTAAATAGCTAACCCTTTCTCTTAGATCGGAAGAGCA